GAAGCACCTTCATGTAAGGTCGAGTAAGGACGACAAATGAAAAGAGCCATTCGGGCGCACGCCGCGAATGGCTCTTTCGAAACTGGCTCCCCGGGCCGGAGCTGGCTCCGATTGGCGTTCCCGCCACTGATGATGTATTTACAACATGTTAGCCGAGGTTTCGAAAGTTCCTAAACTGGCGATGTAGCCAAAATGTATCCAAAATGTAGTCCGATTGGCTCCGCTTGGTTTGACCTCTTTCCCGCGCATCTTGTCCTCCGGATCGTGCTGCTCCAGATTTCTATTATGAGCAGGCGAAACTGGAAAGAGCCGGTGGCGGTGAAAGAGCGCGCGGGGCTGACGCTCTATGTCAAGAACGTCGACGAGGCGCTGCGCGTGGTCGACTGGTGGCCTGTGACGCTGCGGTGGCGGAAAGCGGTCGACATCATGATCCAGGCACAGCTCGGCAACATACCGCATGAGGATGCCCGCAAACCGTTCGAAGAGATTGCGAGGGAGAACAAGGCGCTGATAGAGCGCAAATCTCCCTAGTTCGCGCCTATCAGCTTACGGATTCGATCGACCGCCTTGCCCCGCTCCTTTGCGGCGAGATATTCCCGCTCGAGGCGGTCAAGCAGAGGCTGTGCGATCGGGCCGCGGCGATCGACGAGCTCGGCACAGATCAGCAGCATCTTTTCGATGCGCTCGATCGAGATTTCCCCATGCGAAGAGACGGACGCCTTCATGCCTTATGCCTCCATCTCTTCGCAGGTGAATGCTGGACCGCCATTGTGACCGAGCATGCCGCGCTTCGCCTTCTCGCGGCGCTTGGCGTTTTCCTTGCGGGTGACCATCTCGACGTGCCCCTTTTCCGGCCGGATACAGCGGCGGTTGCGGCAGTAGTGGTCGAGTTCCTTTTTACCGGGGATGTAGCCGTGCTCGTTCGTCCACATGGCGATATGGACGGCAACGGTCTGGCCATCGAGAGACATGCGCGGATAACCTTTGCCGCGGCCGTTCTTACCGGAGTCGGGGCCGGTCCACTCATGGCAGCCGGTCACCGGGTTGATTTCAACGCGCGACATGATTTTCGCGCGAATGCGATCGCGACGGCTGCTCATCGTCTTCTCCAGGCATCAAAGTCGCCGCGCAGGTTCTGCCAGCGGGCAGCGGCGGCCGGGTCGTTGTTCAGCTCGGCGCGCGAGCGGATGTTGAGGATCGACCGGAGCTTCGTCACGACGCGCTCGTCGGTCAGCGGCCGCGCAAGGCCGTGGCGCTCCTCAAGGAACTTCTTGAAAGCCGGCTCGCTGCACTTCATCGCGCACTCGGCGGCGTAGTCTTTCGCCTTCTGTTCCGGCTGCTGTTGATCCAGGCGGGCGCGCAGCTCGCGGTAGCGGCGCGCAAGGGTGCTGTAGGCATCGAGCAGCCAGATCAGGTCGGCCGGTGCGTTCAGCACCATTTCGCTGTCGGCAAAGGGTGCGCCGACGACGATCGTCGCGATGACTTCGTCGCCGACGGCGGTCAGGCAAAGCGCGCGGCCATCGGACCTCACGCCCCATTCGCGCGAGGCGAGATCGACCCGGTTGCGGATCGCATCGAAGCGCTTCTGTTGCGGCGAGGCCTCGGGCTGCTTCACCGGCCGACCTCATCGCAAAGCGGGCCATTGGCAATTTCAAGCAGCACGTCGGCATGGCAGGGAGCGCCGGGTTTGCACCAGCATGCGAGGTTTCGCCCGCGGAGCGCCTTGATGATATCGGTCCTGGTCGGGACCGGATCAATCAGGCGGCTGTTGTGCGGGCCGGTGTGCGAAACGTCTTTACGAAAGCGCTCGACTGCATCGGCAATAGCCTCGCGCTTGCTCGGAAACGTGGCCTCGACGCATCGGTGCGCAACCATCCAGCGCGCGCTCGGCGTGGCGTATTCATCCCGGTCGACGCGATAGTGGTTTCCGAAGTGCGTGGTGCGATCGACCTTGACGGCCGCCAGACCGTTGACGGCGAGGCTGGTGCCCTGAAGATCAAAGCCCTTGCGGCGAGATAGCTGGAGGCGGACTGGCTTCGTCATTGGCGGACGCCTCCGATCACGACTGTCTGGCAGTGGCCGTTACCTCTGGCGATCGCATCGGCAAGTGCTCGAGGAAGCGCACGCTCCATCGCCTTGCGCAGCTCCTTTCGATTGTGCGGATCGGCGACGGAAGAGAGTATCCCTGCCTGCACCGTGACGAGCGCGCCGCAGAGGGCATTGATCATTGGTGCGTCGAATTGCTTTGCCGTTTCTTGGATTGCCGCCTCGATCGCGTCAGCAAGGATCTGCACCTGGCGCGCCTCTTCGGCCTTCCATGCTTTGACAACTTCCGGAGTTGGGGTCATCGCCGCACCTCCGGAAAGCCGTTGTGCTCGATGCCATCGAGGAGGCGCCCGGCGGCTTTCTTGCCGACGTTTGCGACGAACGCTGCGCCAGCCTCGGGGTATAGTTCCGCGCGCTTAGCCGGTCGTCTTCCGGAAACTGCGCACCAGCCGCTGCGAGGGTTCCCTGCGGCCTCGTCCTGAGTAGAAGGCGCCCATGCGCCCCACTGCTTGAACAGGAACGGTACGCCCGCCGCGGAGCACTGGTCGCGCAGCTGGCGCGCCCAATCAGGATGCATCGGCCGGGCGCCGGGGCCGCTTTCGCCGCCGGCGACCACCCATTGTGGCAGGCGAGATCGATGCACCCGCCCGTCAGGCCCGACCTGGCGCAGGCGTGTAACTCGCAAGTTGAGCGGCCCGATCAACGGCTCGGCCGACAGCCATGTCAGCCATCCCAGCTCTTGCAGTTCCTCCATGAACGGCCAGCGCGATGCGTACCGGATCTGATCTTCCGATGATGTGCCAAGCCAAACGTTCGGCAGGGGCATATGCGGCCAGCGGCCGGGCGTCGACGGGGGGATTTCGAGCCTAATCTGTGCGGCGGAAAGACGATACTCGAGCCGGCTGGTGGTCAGATAGTCGCGCATCCGCTCCGGCCGCTTCGTCAGCACCTGGAATGTGTGCTGGGGTGCAAGCGCCATGACGGCGAAGATCTGATCGATCCACTCGTCGGGCACGCCCTCGGCGAAAAGGTCGCCATGGGCGCAGACGAAGATCATGCGCGGCTTCGTCCAGCGCAGCGGCTGGTCGAGCCATTCGCGGTTGAAGCGCACTTCGCCGGTCCAGACCGGGCCGGCCTTGCTGTCCTTCGTCAGGCCTTCACGGCTCGGATGGTGCTTCAGCCGCGTGCCGGCGAGCTTCATCGCGTAGCAATTGGTGCAGCCCGGCGAGACGACGGCGCAGCCGGTGATCGGGTTCCAGGTGGCGTCCGTCCATTCGATCTTGGTGCCGTCAGCCATGGGTGACCTCCCGCATCGACGGCAAGGGCATTTCGGAGCGCTGGAGTACGATCTCTGCCAATCCCGTCAGGTACTGGTCGCCATAGGAGGCGCGGCCATAGTCGGCGGCGACGGCGACAAGGATGGAGGCGCACTCGTCAATCTCCATGCCGCGCCGCTGGGCCTCGGCGACTGCCTCGGAAACGGCTTGGGCGAGGCGCGTGAAGTTCGGGCCTTGACCCGTTGCGAATTCAGCCATGGGACGCCTCCAGCTCTCTGGCGCGGCGCAGCCATGTCTCGGCTGCGGTGTCCGGGTCCCAAGGGATGATTTCGAAATCGTAGGGCAGGGCGCAGTCTTCGACGGTCCACCGCTCTCCATTCCACGGCAGAAGGTCGCGCCGCTCGGTGGCGAGCATGCGGATGTCAGCTCTCTTGATCGCCTCGGGGTCAGTGATCTTGATCCCGAAGCGCGCAAGGATGGCAGCCTCGCAACGCTTCTCGTCTGCCTTGAACGATGGGTTCTTGGATTTGAGCGGGCCAGTCATATCGCCACAGACGGCTTCTCCCGCTTCATGCCACAGCGCCTGGCGTGCAAGTCTCGGCTCCACCGCGTGGCTCATGAGCACGCAATGCTGTGCGACTGGGTAAAGCGCGCGCTTTCCCAAGATGCGGCTGACGCACTGGCCTGCGAACCGGCCTTCATATCCGAGGCCATAGGCAACGTCCTCGATCGTGATCTCGCTATTCTCCGGATCATCAAAATCGAAGTAGGTGCCGGAACCGAGAAGGATCGTCGGGCCGATTGCGCGGCGGATGGTGCTTTCGCGCATCCGCTCGATGTTGTTGAGTTCAGCCATTGGCCTGCTCCCTGATGATCTTGACCTTGCGGATTGCGCCGGCGGGGACGCCGCGGCGCTTGGCGGCGAGCTCGCGCGCGTCATTGGCGTCGCGCGCGTCGAGATCGAGCGGGGCGATCTCCGGATCTTCGAAATGGATGCGGAAGGGCAGGAGCTTGGTCCTGACCGAGACCGTGTTGAATGCGTCGATCGCGGCGCGGTGGTTCGTGGAGTTGCTCATGGCTGTCCCGCCTCCTTTGATACGGGCGCGGTGGTGCGTTCGGCACGAATGAAGCAGCCCATCTTTTCAGGGCCGCAGTGATCGATCTGCTTTGCTGCCTCATCAAAAGGAAGAACCCACGCGTCAGGCTTTCCAGCCCACGTGTAGCCGCAGCCGCCGTCACGCCAGACGCCGTTCTCGGTCTGGATATGCACCATGACGCCGGCCCAAGACCGGGCGCGCTGGCTGTTTGGGTAGCGGCGCAAATAGCGCTGCGTTATGAAGTCGGGTCCGAAAAGCCTAGACATTGGCGCGGACCTCCAACTCATAGAGGGCATGGAACGGCATTTCGTTGTTCGAACCGAACTCCCCGTCGCCGGTTTTGGCGAAGTAATCGTCGGCGTCCTTCCGGCATGCCTCATGCCAAGCGAAGTTCTGAAAATGGCCGTCGTAGGTTGAGATTTCCCGCACATAATGAGAACCGAGCAGGACCGGGTAGCAGCACCAAATGCATTGATGGTCTTTTCGGGCCTTGGTCAAAGTTCTGCTGATCAGGCTGTAGCTCATTCAGCCGAGGCCTCCATCGCTTCTGTGGCGGCCTGACGCTCTTTCGCGGCGGCTATGGCTTCTTCCTGTGTGGCGAAGTGAAGGAACTCCTCATCGTCGCTTTCAGGATCGAGGACGGGCGCGATGAAGCCGTAACGGGTCGGGCCGGTATAGCTGCTGCCGACTTCGCAAACGCAAAAGCGGCCGATCATCCCTCGATTCAGAGCTTCTTCCGGGCTGTAGCCGCAATCGTCTGGGTCCATGGTGCGCCAGAAGAAATCAGCTTTGTCGAAGGCCTCCGCTTCCGGAACATGCACCTCGGTTGCGGGCGCATGGCTTCCCGCATAAGATACTGTCGAGGGGTCAGCAACCTGCCTGGAGGTCTGATCGGCGACGAGGTCGGGTGAACTTGGAAATAAGCCCGCCTCCCTCACTCCCCCCTGCGCGTTCGCTTCGGGCGCGGGGGTTCCGAGCTCGTCGACGCAGGGCAAGCCAGCCTTCGTCAGCGCGACTTTAGCGTCGGCAATGATGCGATCTAGTTCCTTGAGGCCGACATATCCGTTGTGACAATTGACTGGGAAATCTGTATCCCACTTGATAAGGCGCTGCGCGATTTGAAAAAGCTCAGTCATAGTCATTCTCCGGGCCGTAGCTCTTGAGGGTTTCAGGCAGGTTGTTTGTGCCTTCCCGCTCGATTTCTTCGTGTTCGGCATCCCAGCACGGCATGCACAGCCGATGCCGAGATCGGTAGATCGAGCTTTCGCCGTAGGAGTTGGGGTTCAGGACTCGTTGCTTGCAGCGGGGGCAGATCAGCATTGCCTAGTCTCCGCGCGATGCCTCGTTTTCCATTTCAGCCAGTCGATGAACGACATGCTGCAATCGGCTTCGAGGTAGTCGAGGTACCTTTGCTTGCTCCGCGAGATCTTCGGCGGCTCGGGGCTGTTCGCGATGACGGCGGCTCGGCCGGCATCCGTGACGCGGAAAATATCGTCGCCTCCGCTCAAGGCGGAGCCGGACCGCACCGTCATGAAGCCGAGCTCGACGAGCGCCATGCAATCCGCGTGGTCCTTGCTGCCTTCGCCGGTCACAAAGTGGTTCCGGTAGGGTTCGCCGCGTCCATATTGGTCAAGCCCTAGCGAGTGCTGGAGGATGTGGAGCTGCTTAGCGTCCATCTGCCGGACCCTCCGCACGATCGAGACGCTCGATCTCGGCGATGATGAGGGCGGCGGCCTTGATCAGGTCTCGGCGGCGGGATGTCGGCTTCAGCCAAGATATGTCCCAGCTGAGCGGCCAGAGCTCCTGCAACTTGCCCGGGGTTCCCTGCAGGCCACGATGATCCATTACGGCGCGGTCGGCCCGGCCCACGGCAGCTGCAGCGGCGTAGACGCTCGCGGCCTTCGCCAAGCTGAAATCGTCGTGCTGGTCGTCATGCTCCGGCGTCCATCCCTCGGCCTCGACCTGGCGCCGGCGCTCGGCTATGACATCTTCGATCGCGACGGTCGTGAGACCGGTCATCGCAAGCGTCTCCCGGTGCGCCTGCCTCGCGGCCTCACGCTCTTTCAGGAGGCGAGCGGAGATATCGAAAGTCAGCTTCTCGCCGACGACAGTTGACCGCCACGCTTCAAGTAAGCGCTCAACGAGCTGCTGCCCAACGTCCTCGTCGGCATCGCCGTATTCGTCGTCGCGATAGTTGATGGCCGTGTAGATCAGATCCTGATCGTCGGGCTTCCAATTGAGGTTGCGCTTCGGGCCTTCGAAATTCGACCAGTCAAGCGGTGGCTCGGACCCCACCGTTTGCGGTGTGGGGGTAGCGCGGCGATACGTGATGAGTTCACGGGCCAAATGCCCCGCATCATCCGCCCGTACCTTTGCCCACCGATCAAGTTCCTCGTCTGTTACGGGCGCTCGGCCCACCATATGCGTATGGGGCGCGCTGCTCATGCCCGCGCCTCCATCGCCTTGACGTGCATCGAGATGCGCGGGAGCGAGATCTGGACTTCGCGATAGCCGTTGTCGCTAACGGCGATGACGGTGCGGACGATCTTGCCGGTGTTGTCGGCGAGCTGCGGCGGGGCCTTGGCGGCCCAGCGCTCCACGCGGCGGCGCAGGTATTCGCCTATGCCGCCTTCGGTGACGCCGTAGCGCTCGGCCATTTCGGCTCGGCTGACGCCCTTCTTCCAGTCCCGATAGACGATGCTTTCGGCGGGCATGATGCCGCGCCTGGTCTTGAGATATGCGGACATCAGAGCGCGGCCCCCAACGTAAGCACCTGCGGGTGCAGCACAGCCATGCCGGCGGCGGGGTCGCGTTCCGGCGTGCAGGCAAAGACGGCGTGGGCGGTTTCCGCCAGCGTGAGGCAGGCGATCTCCTCGACGGGGCGTCCATAATCTTCGGCGACCTGGCGCAGGCGCGCCTCGGTGGCCTGATCGAGCAGGATGGTGATGTGAGACATCAAGCGGTCCTTTAGTTGCGGGAAGGGTGGATAAAGAGATCGAACCAGAGATCCTGCAGGCGCTCGCGATCGAGGCGGTGCGTCGTGGCGATCTCAAGGAAGGTGCGGTCCGGTGTCGCGTAGCAATCGAGCAGCGCAGAGCGCTCGGCGATCGTCAGATCGTGGCCGCGCAAGATGGTCAGCGGCTCCGGCCTGGCCAAGGCGCGATCTCGGCGGGTGGCGGCGTCATTGCCGATAGGGATGATGACGGGCTGCGGCATCAGACGCGCGCCTTCGATGCGTATTGCCATTCCTTGCGCAGCACGGTTTCGGTCGCGAGGGCTGCGGACATGAGGAATCCGATCGACAGCGCGAGGATGGCGCAGGCGACGAAGAAGCGATTCGGGCAGGCTTCGGCCCGTGCCTTATGGTAACCGGTGAAATGCTCGTTCATGGCCAGAGGCTCCAAAAGGGGCAAGGAGTTGGGCCTCTCTTGGGTGGGGCGGATAATGCTGAAACTGTTTCCGCGCCCTCTCCTCGGGAGGAACGAGGCAGACCATAGCGGTATAATTACCGCCTTACAAGAAGCAACGGTAAAAAAACCGCCCACGCGGCGAGCCGCGGGCCGTTTGTATGCGTGAATTTACCGCTGGATGTGGCGCGCGGCAGCCGTCGCCCTACGGTGGTAAATACCGAACGCGGTTATCGGAATGTTAACGGCTGAGGGGGTGCGAGTGCCTGGACTGTCTCGAAAGCAGAACGCGGCGGTCGCGCCTGCGTCAAGGGTCTAGCGTTTACCGAGAATGGTGGTGGCCTTCGACAGTAGTGCCATAACTTCTGCGCGTTCTTCGTCGCGCAAGGCCACCACAAATCGTAGTAGATTTTCGATTTCGTGCATGGGCGCTGGCGCGAAAGACTGATCGAGTCTCGCCAATATCTCGGCGTTCATGCTCCGACCGTTGTCCACAGCGGAATGCGCCAGCTTCTTTTTCAGTTCGGTCGGTAACCGCAAATTGTGTCTTGGGTCTTCTGACTGTGGCATTCCCGCCTTATGGCTGAAATCCTCGACGGTGAAAATGGTGCAAGTATGGTCGAAATGTGCCACCAATGTGCCATGTGGAATTGCCCGACAGAAAAGCGGTTGACGGGGCAAAAATGAAGATGTTCTTCATGTCCGTATGCGACGTGAAGGCTGGGAGCAGAGCAAGTGCAGCAGGCCAATGCAAAAGATGAACGGCAATTCAATGTTGATCGGCGATCGCTATTGGTTGGTGTGTTCGCTTCGACGGCGATGCCGAAGGCTGCCGCATGCGAGCCGGAGCCGGATCCATTGGCTGAGGTCGAGAGATGCGCCGCTGCCCTGGCCGAATCCCTGAAGGTCGCCCACGGCGGCACGTGGAGCGTGCAGATCAGTCACGAAACCGGATTTGTCGCCGTTTCGAGAGACTTCGCGTAGTTGTCCAGTTGATACTCTGCAAAGTGAGCGATTCTGTCGCGCACCATTTCCGGTGCGGCTGCAGCAGAAGCGAACGCCTGCCAAAGGCGCCTCATAGAGGGAGGTAAGTTTTCGGCGCCGCAATCAACGCCCTCGATCAGCCAGGCCGCCGTCGTCTCGAGGACGGGTGCCAGCTGGGTGAGCGTTTCGGTCGACGTGCCCGCGCCCTTCTTTCCACTGCGCACGGCGCGCTGAATATTGCGGATGGCGTCCTTGCTTAAGCCGGCGCGCACGGAGGCAACGGCGGGCTCCAGCCCCACGACTTCAAGGCGCCGTTCAATTCGTTCCAGAATCTCGTTTAACATAAGCGGTATTTTGACCGACGGAGCGAAATGTTGACAGCGGTAAGAATACCGTTGACATGAGCGGTTAAAATACCGCTTATAGCACCATGTTGACGATTCATCACCTTATCCATTTGGGCGAGCAATATGCTCGGTTGTTGGGTGTCGAAGAAAAGACGGTGAGCAACCGCGTCTTTTCCGACAGCAAAAAACTTGGCGCAATGAGGGCGGGAGGCGACATCACCGTTGGTCGCTTCAACGCCGCTATGCGCTGGTTCTCCGTAAACTGGCCCGAAGAGGCTGAATGGCCAGCCGGCGTCCCGCGTCCTGTTCTTCAGGCGGAGGCGGCGGAATGACGATGTTCCCGCAAGGCTCTGCTCCTCTCCTCCCAAAAGGCGGCCTTGCCACCTGGCAGGGACGCGCCAGGCCTCGGCGCGTCCCTGTCTCTGTTTTTCTATCTGCGTACCCATGCGGCCCTCCGTGATCTGATGGGCTGACATTCACATTTTCCGAACCATTCCCACCACGGGAAAACCCGGCCGGATTTCCCGGCGCGGGAAAGCCTTTTTCTTTGCCTGGAGACAGCCATGTCCGATGCCTTCATCTACCGCGTCAAAGCTGCGCAGCGCGACCTGATCGAGCGCTGCGGCGGCATCGAACGCGCAGTCGCGATCACCGAGTTTTCGAAGAGCCAGGTGGGGCGGTGGAACAATCCGAATGACCCTGACCTGATGCCGATCGGCGCCGTTCGGGCGCTGGAGCACGATTGCCGCCAGCCTCTGATCACCGCCGTCATGGCGGAAGCGAGCGGGCGGCGGCTGTCGGACCCGGAAGCGGAGCGTCAGTCCGAGGTCAACGTGCTCTCGGCGCATGCGGAAGTAATGCGCCTTTCCGGCGAGCTTGCGAACTCCGTGGCAGTAGCGATCGCCGACGGGCATTTCACCCCGACCGAGGCAACGGCCGTCGATCGCGTCGCAGCCAATCTCGAAAAGGCGATGTCGGACCTGCGCGCCATGGCGGCCGTGGTGAAGGCGCGTGGCGGAATGAGCGCGAACCTGCGGCTGGTGGGCGGGGAGGAGGGGTGATGCGGATGAAGCCTCACCGCGAAATTTCTCCCACCGGGCCGGTCGGCCCGCGCTGCATCGCGTTCTTGCGCCGCGTGCGCGCCGGCGGCTCCCATTACACCATCGTCAACAATGCCGACCGCGAAGCGCGAGAAAAGGCGCTCTCCGCCGGTTTCATCGCGGCAGTCGGCAAGAGCCGCGACGACGTGCGGCTGACGGCGGCAGGTGCAACGTATCTCGATCGGCTCGCGAGGGTCGAATAGTGAGCACGCTGCCTCGCCAAATCCTCATCGAGCAGGTGCTGCAGCTCTGGCGCGAAGGCCAGCGCGACACGCATTCGATCGCTGCCGAACTCGGCATCGACGAGCGCGAGGTCTGCGAAATCATCGAACAATCGGAAGGAAGACGGCCGTGAGCGGCGGTGACCGCCGCTATCGCGAAGGTGGGGAAGATCATCATGGCATTTGAAGAAATCGAGATCATTGAGACGAGTTCGGCCTCATCTCACCACACCGGCGTCAGTGCCGGCCTCGTTAAGGTCCGCAAAGGCAAGGCGCTGTTGAAGATCAACCTGCGCCCGCACGTCTTTAAGGAGATGGGGTTTTCTGAGGCTGACCACTTCGTGCCGATGCTCGGGACCGGTGAAGACTTCGGGATGATCCGCCTGCAGAAGAACAAAAGCGGCAAGCTTCGCGCGAAGCTTCGCGAGGCGGCGCACGGCGCCAAATATTTCTGCATCAACCTGCGCCATCGGCCGGAGTTCATCGATCGCGCGGAAAAGGCGGTCACTTGCCAGTGGGAGAAGATTGATCTCACCACGATCGAGATCGTGCTGCCGGAATGGACGGACGAAACAAATCCGACGAAGCGAAAGCGTATCGCCGCTGAACCGCCGCAGGTTGCTGCCGGTCGGCGAGATGCCGAGCGGATGCGTCAAGAGGCCGAAGAGGCGCAGCGGCGACGCGAGGAACGCGAGCAGCGCGGAATTGAGAGCGAGATGCGCAAGGTGGTGGCCGACGCGCTCAAGGACGTTCCGGAGTTCAAAACGGAGCTGAAACTCACCGTGGCGGAGGCCGATATCCTCGGTGTTCTGGCCAGCAGGCACGGGAAGCTGGTGACAAGGGATTCCCTGATGACGCTGGTCTATGGCGTCGATGCGGATGAACTGCCTGAAGACAAGATAATCGACGTCTGGATTTCGAAGATCCGGCCGAAGCTCCCGCTCTCCGTCTCGATCGAGACGATCCGCGGCCAGGGCTGGCGCCTGAAGGGCGATGTCAAGCAGCTTTATGCGGCGGTGGTGGCATGATGGCCGACTTCGATCCCATGGCCGTGCGAGGAAAGGCGGCTGCAGCTGGCGATGATGCGCCGCCTCCGCCATCGCCGACCGGCAAGACCGGACATCAGGTCTCGTCGAACCAGGTTGCTCGTGATCAGTTGCGCGCCTTCATTGAGCGCGTCGAGCGACTGGAGGAGGAGAAGAAATCCATCGCCGACGACATCAAGGATGTCTACGGCGAGGCGAAGTCCATGGGCTTCGATAGCAAGGCGCTGCGCGCGATCGTCCGCATCCGCAAGAAAGATTTCAGCGAATACGAGAATTCGCAAGCTGTGCTCGACACCTATCTCGCCGCCCTTGGCATGATCCCGGGAGGCTTCGATGAGTGACGGCTGGAAGTCGGAATTCGAGGTCAAGACCGGGAGCAAAGATCTGCCGGTCGCGCTGCGTATAGATCAGATCCATGTTGGTTACCGCCTCCGCGAAGTCGATCCGGAGAAGGTAGCGGCGATCAAGGCCTCGATCGAAGAGATTGGACTGCGCACACCGGTTTCGGTGGTGGGGCCGGCCATTGCTGCGGACACGCCATTGCAGATGGTGACGCTGGTGGCGGGTGCGCACCGGCTCGAGGCGATGAAGCAGCTCGGCCGCGAATACGTCGCCGCGATCATCCGAAACGAGGATGATCTCGACGCCGAGCTTTGGGAGATCGACGAGAACCTTTGCCGCGCCGAGCTGACGCCTGCCGATCGGGCGCTGTTCGTGTTTCGGCGTAAGGAAATATACCTGATGAAGCACCCGGAAACGGGGCATGGCGGCGACAGGGCAAGTCGCCAAGTTGGCGACTTGAAGGCCGACGAACCGAAGCGATTCACCACGGCGACGGCCGAGGCGACCGGGCAATCCGAGCGCGCGATCCAGCGCGACGCGGAGCGCGGCGAGAAGATCTCGGAGAAGGCGCTGCGCATGCTGCGCGGCACGCGCCATGACAAGGGCACCGTGCTCGATCGGCTGAAGTCGCTGCGGGACGAAGAGCAGGAAGTCTATGTCCGCGCGCTGTTCGAGGCCGACAAGGCTAAAGAAGCTGAGGCGCACGAGATCCGCTCGAACAAGATGGCCACGAAGCGGGCCGTCCGGATCGGCATCATCAACGCGATCGCCGAGCACGGCCAACGGGTGGCCGGCGAAATGCCGCGCGCCGCTTACGCAATCGGCTATGCCGATCCGCCGTGGGAGCAAGAGGCCTGGAGCGACGAGACGGGGCAAGACAAAGGCCTGATGTATCCGCCCATGCCGCTCGACGAGATCAAGGCGCTGTGTGCCGGCGACAAGAGTCCCTTCACGCGCGATGCCATTCTCTTCCTGTGGGTGACGACGAACCGGCTTGACGACGGGATCTCGGTTCTCAAGGCCTGGGGCTTCGAGTTCGTCACGGCGATCACCTGGGACAAGGTGAATATCGGCATGGGGCGCTGGGTGCGCGATCGCACCGAGCATCTGCTGATCGGTAAGCGCGGCGACTTCCCTGGGCTGATCATGGGCACGCAGCCGGAAAGCCTCTATGCCGAGGCGAAGGGCGGGCATAGCCGCAAGCCGGTGTGGTTTGCCGAGCAGATCGACCGGCTGTTTCCGGAGATGCGGAAGCTGGAGCTTTTCCAGCGCAAGGAAAGCCTTGCCGAAGGCGATATCCGCCTGAACGGGCTTTGGGATTTCTGGGGGTTTGAGGCGGGCGTGGATGAGCCTCCAGCCGATGAGACTTCGCCGGAGGAAGAGGCGGAGGCCGAGGACTCGATCCGCGAGGAAAAGCCGAAGGGCTCGAAAAAGGCCAAGCCCAGTGCCTGGGAGGCGGAGCGCGAAGCGAGCGCTGCGCGGAAAAAGGCCTATCGCGCGACGATCCCGGCTAATGCTCCGGATGATGAACTCGTGCTTGTCGCGGAAAGTTGGCTGAAGTCTTACCACAAAGCGGTGATGGAGGCCGATGTCGACGGGCAGCGCCTTGCTTACGACCGCCTGGACGCGATCGCGGAGCATCTCTTCGGCGTCGCCCCTGATGTCGATTGGCGAAGTGCCGGCGGGCCGCCGAATGGGAATGGCCGATTCTCGTGCCTTGCGGATGCGCGCGATTGGCTGATGGAAAAGCTCGCCGCGCCGGATGGCGAAGCGCCGATGTTCGGCCAGCCCGGGCGCTTCCTGATCGAGCTGTTCGGCTGCCGTGTCGATTTTCACTACGACGGGCTCTTCGGCATTTGCGGCGGCAATGCGCATGTCGTCGACCTGGACAAGCCATTCTTCTCTGAGACCGGCTATCGCTCGTTTCAGGTCTGCCCGCACGATCACGTCATCTATGCGGGCGGTCTCGATTGCAAGCCTTATATGGAGCGCGTCTGCACCGAGCAGTCGTGCGAAGGCGGAAAGAAGAAGGTCAAGCTGCACGAGCCGCCTTTCGGTATTTCCGTATGGGAGGGTGGCAAGCAGGTCGGGCGGAATGACGATTCACTCCGGCACGACCACAAGAATGATCCCGCGTGGCAGCCGAGCGGATACCTGCATGCGCTGATTGGTGATCAGACCAGCGCGGGGCCTGCAGCGCCGGCCGAGTCGGGGCCGAAGCTGCCGCCCGAGCCCGGCAGTACGGCGCCGGTGGAGTTCCATGTCGGCGGCATGCGCAAGGGCAGCTTTGCCCGCTTCAGCGTGCACCTGAACGATGACGGCACTTATTCGATCTCGGCGGCCTACGACATCAAGGATTATGCCGGCGGCACAAGCGACCGCACCGGAAACCTCTCGACCTTCGCTGGTGCGCTGCGCGCCGGCTTGGCTGAGCTTGCCGGGCGGCTGCGGCCGATCCTGAAGGATGAGTCGGCGGTCTGCACGTCGACGCACCGGGCATGCGCTCGGGCGGGCATCAAGTGGATCGAAGCACGCTTCGATGAATGGGGCCTTGGGGCCCGCAATCTCAAAACCACAGACATCAACCGGCGCGGCGGCGAGGCCGAGGACGCGCATAGCGATGGAGTTGCGGCATGAAACTCGAAACGACTGCGCGCATGCTGAAATCGGCCCTCAAGAGCGTCGGGTGGGCGACTCGGGGTATTTCTTCGATTCCCGTTCTCGGGATGGTGCTCTTCGACGGCAGCACCGTCACGGCCTGCGATCTCGACATGGAGATCTCCGTGACGTTGCCCACCCGCATGGCGGAAGGATCGGCGTGCATCCCTTACGATTCCCTGCTCGGCCTGGTCTCGCATCTGCCCGGCGACGAGACGGTGCGGATCGAGACAGGGGAGCGGGGCGCGACCGTTGTCTTTTCCACGGGCCGCTATGACCTGCCGACGCTGCCTATCTCTGATTTCCCGATAATAGGATTGCCTGAAGACATGGTGCCGATCGAGATCGACGGCGACAGGCTGAAGAAGGCTCTCCGGTTCGTGTCGCCGTTCATTTCGACCGAGGAAACGCGCTACTACCTAAATGGCGTGTGTCTCGACGGCGATGTACTCGTGGCGACCGACGGGCATCGAATGGGTGTGCATCCGCATGGCTTCGACGGGGGGGCATTCGACAGGGGAATTATCCCGAAAGACGTCGTTTTCGCTCTGCTTTCGATGCCGGCGCCGAAGGGGCTCTCGGTCAGCAAGGAAAAGCCGCGCGTCGAGATCCGGATGGACGGCGCACGGATACGAGCAAAGCTGATCGACGGAAAGTTTCCCGACTGGCGGCGCGTGGTGCCCTCCATGTCGCCTAACGCCGCGCACGCCAAACTCGACAGGGCGGCGCTGCTGAGGATCGCCAAGCGCATGGCGGCGCTTGGCCCCTCTGACGGTCTGTCGCTCGCCTGGGACGCGGAGCGGCTTGCGGTCGCGGCGAAGGTCTGGGGAAGCGAAGTCACGGCGCGGGAAACGATGCCCGTGCTGTCGCCGTCATCAAGTGGCAGCGCCACCTACAATGCTCGCTTTCTCAAGGCTGTGCTGCAGGTCCTGCGATCGGAGGTCGTCACCTTCAGATGCGAGGACGATAAATCCCCTTCGGCCTGGCGTGGGGATGGCGAAGGCTATGCGCTGCTGATGCCGATGAGGGAGGTTGCCGCCGATCTCGCCGCGACGCTGCTTTCTCAGCTCAACGCCGGCAAGCGGCTCGACGAGGCGGCATGACGCAGCTCCTCCCAATCATCGAAGAGCTTGCCGACGCGACGGACCATGCGACGCGAGCGCGATGGCTGCTGGAAACGCCGCTGGCGGTGCTGATGCGCGACCAGGTGACGGTCGCCCGACTGCTCTCAGCAGCCGGCTTCCACGAAGGCCTTGCCTATCTCGCGGCCGAGATCGCGGCGCTCTCGGCGGTGCGCGGGCCTGACGGGCTGGCGGCCTTCTCGGTTCGAATGATGCGGGAACACGCCCGCATCGGAATTCAGGTTATTGCGCGCGGTGGCGCGGAAGAGGGGAAAGACTGATGGGTACTGCTGTCAAATTCGAAGGCGCGAACATGCTGCTGCGGGCGCCGGAAGGTTCCGAGAACGTCAACGACATGCACACCTTCACCAACGGCATGTGCTCCGTTTCGTGCTGGGAGCTTTCGGCGGAGGAGCTGGCGGAGATCAATCGTTCCGGCCGGATCTTCCTTTCCGTCTTCTCGGGCCGTACGCAGCCGCCGGTTTACGTCGGCGATGAGGCATCAGTCCGCGCCATTGTCGTCGATTTCGGCGGCGTCTGGAGGCGCGGATGAGCGCTGCGCGCTTCTCAATCATTCCCGGATGGGTCGTCGCTGATTCTCGGCTGAAGGGGCGAGATCTGCAGGTGCTTTGCGTGCTAGGTCAGCACACCAACCGCAAGCATGGCTGGTGCCGGCGCAGTCAGGTGAAGATGGCGGCCGAGATGGGCTGTGCGCGCTCCACCGTGCAGGCCTCGTTAGACCGGCTGGTGAAGATCGGCGCCGTCGAGCGTCGCGAGGTGGTGAGCGACAGCGGCCGCGACAGCGCGCACTGGTATCGCGTCATCTACGACCGCGTGACGCCGGAAGAGGCTTTCCGCGAATGGGACCGCGATGACGAGCTGTCGGACGAGGATTTTGCGGTCGAATACGACGGCGATACCCCTGCCGACCAGCCGGCACCCCCTGCCGGTATATCGGCACCCCCTGCCGGTCCAGAGTCGGCACCCCCTGCCGGTCCTGGATCGGCACCTATTAACGACTCTTGTTTAACTCCTCCTGTTGAACGAACAGAGAGAGGGCGCGGGCGCGATGATGGGGAAAGTGATGACCCCGCAAAGTTCGTCAGGCGGGTAAAGGCGCTCGAGCTGGGGACGGTCAGCAATCCGTGGCCGGGTGCGATCGGCTCGTCGACGACATGGGCCGTGACGCAGTTCGAGAAGCTCACGGCGGAGGAGCGACGGCTGGCTGAGGAGCGGCGCGACGCTTATCTCGCCGAGTGCAAGGCGCAAAAGGTGAAGCCGGTTGCGCTCGGCATCTACCTGAAGGACCGGAAGTTCCTGCATGTCTCGCCTGTGGCTGCGAAGGTGCAGGCCGCCAGAACGAAGATCCCGGTAGCACCGTTCGGGCCTGTATGGGCTGGTATGCGGGCGCTGGCGCTGCTCGACGGGCCCGAGCCTGTCGAGGTGCCGCTCGATGTGCGCGATCGCATCAAGCGGATGTTCGAAACGCTGCGCCGGACAAGCGAGGCGAGGGCGCTTGCCTACCTGCACGGCAAGGGAATTGCGCTGGCTGCTGGCGAACTGCTCTTCCCGCATGACTTCGATCGGGCCGAGCAGCGGCGGCGCGTGTGCGAGAGCGGTTATCCTCGGGCAAACGACCTGCACAAACAGGCGAAGGAGCGCGAGCGTGGCATTGCCGAAGCGCGCTTCGAGGCGCTGGTGGATCTCTGCGAGCCTGTGCCTATCGGCTCCGATCTCTTCGAAGAGTGGCGGGCGCATCACGAGGCGGCCGGCTGGCCGTTCGTTCCCGATCCCGGTCAGATGCCCGTCGTCTACTTCCCGAAGGGTGGCCCGGAAGGACTTCATCGATTCGAAATGGCCGCACGGGCGGCACTGAGACAGGAGCGGAGCAATGATGATGCAGCATAAGGGGATGACAGGTGCTCCGATCGCAACTGGCGCCAGAGACGGTTTCAGGGACCGGATGCGGCGAATCACTGAAGCAAGTTTGAGGGCCGCATCCATGAAAGTGACAGAAATGAACCCGGAAATGGCGCGTTGGTATTGCCTGCACGTGAAGCGAGGAAAAGAATTCGATGTGGAAAACTCGCTGCACCAGGTGAACGTCGAGGCGTTCATGCCGCGGGAGCGGGTCGTTTTCGTGCGTAAGGGACGGAAGATCGAAAGCGAAGTCCCGTTCTTTCCGAGCTATCTGCTCGTGCGCCTGGTGCCTTCGGCTGAGGCCTTTCTCGGCCTTCGTGGCCAGAAAGACGTGATCGATATCGTCGGCGGCGCTGCTGGGTATCACATTATCAAGGACGCGGATGTCGATGTTTTCAAAAGAATATCCTCGAATGAGGATGCACCGCGCGTCGCGACTGACAAGACATTCCAGCAGGGCGACAGGGCCGATATCGAGCATGGCCCCTTCGCAGGCTTCATGTGCATCGTAACCGCGGTGAAGTGGTGCCGGCAGGCGAGGGCGAGCGTCCGCATCGACGTGCACGGCAAGCCCTTCGACATCGACAGCATGCCTCTTGCGTTCCTAAAAAAGCTGTGAGAGTCATTTGATCAACGGACGAACCGGATGACGTAACCCTCCGATCCCCTCGCTACCATTGGCGAGGGCAGAGCGGGCCAAAGGCCCCAGGGAACCACGCTCCGGTCCCATGCCCCGACAGCCTCGAAGCGAGGCATCGACTCAGGGCGAGTGCTACAGCTATGACTTCCAATCAGATTGCATGTGTGTTGCTGAGAATGGCTTAAGGCTGAACCCGAACAAGTAAGGGCTCGACCGTCTAGTTGACTATGCTGGAGACGGATATCCAATAGCATGGCTGCCGTGGGTTCGAATCCCGTCCACAATGCGGTCTGTAGAAAGGCGATCCTTCGGGGTCGCCTTTTTCGTTTATGGGTATGGGCAGGCTCACAACCATCAAGCCGAGGTTGGCGACACTCGCGCCGAAGATCGGTAGAGCAGCTGGAGACGAGAAGGCTCGGCTTCGCGATCGTGATCAGCAGGTGGGTTGGCGCAGCTGGTACAAGACAGCGCGATGGCAGAAGCTTCGCATGTCCGTCCTCATTCGCGATCGCTTCACTTGCCAGATGGTTGGGTGCGGACGCATCGAGCCCGACACGTCGCAGCTTGTTGCTGACCACAAGATCCAGCATCACGGTGATGAGGCGCTGTTCTGGGATGAGAACAATCTCCAGTGCCTATGCAAGGGCTGCCACGACAAGCTGAAGCAGAAAGAGGAACGGGCTCAGGCTCGTTGGTGACATGGCACGTGATTGTGGTGAGATCGTTGTTGATGGTGATGACCTGCTGCGCAGCCTGCGCATTGGCATCAGGATGCCTCGCATGTTCGGACCGCGCATGACGGTAGCCACGTGGTTGTTCACACTGGCCGGCTGGGTCAGCGGCACCAATGTCGTGGTCGAAGTCGGCGACGACGAAGGCCTCTCTGACCAGGCCTGACCCTCAGAGGGGGGGGTGGGTCGAAAGTCTGACGGGTCCCCACGCCTAGACCCGCGCCCCTCTCATTCAGAGATTTTTTTATCGTGACTGAGAATTTTGACCTCTTCGGCAATCCCTATGTCGAGCGGCCGACGAAGCGCGGCCGGCCTCCTCATGAGGTGACGAAGAAAACGCGCAACAGAGTCAGCATGTTAGTGGCTCTTGGCTGGGCAAATCCGCGGATTGCTTCGGCGCTCGGGGTCACGCTGCCGACGTTGCACAAGCATTATTTTTACGAGCTCCGCCAGCGTGATGTCGCTCGCGATCGGCTGGAGCTTCGCCGGCTAGAACTTGCCTGGGAGATGGCAGAGGCCGGCAACGTCGGCGCCTTCAAGGAATTCGGCAAGCTGCTCGAGCGCAACGATCGGATGGAGATCGAGCGCGAGATGGGCTCGAAGCAGACAGAGGAAGGCAAGTCGGCCGCGGCGGAACGTGTCGGCAAGAAGATCATCGACAAGCAGCGGGCGATCGATGCGGATGCCGATCTGATGGCCGAACTGGAGCGCGAAGCCACGCACAATGTTGGACACTGCTGATCTTCCGCGCTTCGCATGCCCAGACTGGTGGGAGCGCATCCAGGCGGGCCAGACGCCAATGGCGGAGGTTCCCCTCAACCGGGAAAAGGCGGCAAAGGCGACAGCCTTCTTCAACCGGCTCCGCCTTCCCGACGTGCCGGGCAACCCGCCGCTGGCGGACGCCTGCGGCGAATGGTTCCGCGACATCCTCTGCGCATTCCTGGCGAGCGAGGATCAGGACACGGGCCTTCGGCTGGTATGGGAACTGCTCTGCATGGTTCCCAAGAAGAACTCGAAGACGACCTATGTCGCGGCGCTCGGCCTGACGGCACTGTTCATGGAGGAGGCTCCGAACCGCCAGATGCTCCTGGTGGCGCCAAGCCAGAACATTTCGGAGCGCTGCTTCGACCAGGCGCAGGGTATGATCCGGCTTGATCCGAAGCTTCGGGAAATCTTCAAGGTGCAGGATCACGTCAAGTGCATCACCCGCAGCAAGACGGGCACGCAACTGAACGTAAAGACCTTTGACACGTCGATCGTCACCGGTGAAATCCCGATCCTGACGATCATCGACGAGCTGCACGAGCTTGGAAAGAAGGCGAAGGCGGCGGCGGTGATGCAGCAGATCCGCGGCGGCGGCATCACCAAGCAGCGCGGCCGGGTGCTGATGATCACCACGCAGTCGGACGAGCCGCCGGCGGGGATCTGGCGCACCGAGCTCGACAAGGCGAGGAAGATTCGCGACGGCAAGGGCGGTGCCTCCCCGATCATGCTGCCGGTGCTTTACGAGTATCCAGTCGAAAAGCAGCTCGACCAGGAATATTGGCGCGACCCTGAGCACTGGGACCTGATCCTGCCGAACATGGGCCTTTCGATCGACCGACAGGCGATCGTTGACGATTACGAAAACAACGGCAAGGTCAACAAGGAAGCCGAGCAGATCTGGGCGAGCCAGCATCTCAATATCGAGATCGGCGTGGGCCTCGGCGGGGACGGATGGTCGGGCGCGATGCACTGGATGTCCTGTGTCGACTCCAGCCTGGCGGACCTCGACGCCCTGCTAAAGCGCTCGGAGGTCTGCACCGTCGGCATTGACTGGGGCGGTGCGGATGACTTGGCCGCCCTCTATGTGATCGGCCGCGAGGCGACGACGAAACGTTGGCTCGGCTGGGGCAGGGCATGGGCGCGGCCGACAGTGTTCGAGCAGCGCAAGGGTATCGCCCAGCGTCTGAATAAGTTCGCCGAGGACGGCGATCTGATCATCTGCACTTCCGGTGAGGAGCAGGCGGCCTCAGCTGCAGCAATCTGCCGTCGTGTCGCCGACAGCGGGCTTTTGCCGGAAACGGCAGGGATCGGCCTCGACAGCGCCGGCGTTGCGCTTCTACTCGATGCTCTGGAGGCATTGGAGCTCGAGCAACCTCTCGTCCAGGCTGTGACGCAGGGTTGGAAGCTGCAGACCGCAATCTCGTCTGTGCCCCTCAAGTTGGAGGATCGTCGCTTCCTGCATGGTGACCAGGCCATCATGGCGTGGTGTGTTGGGAACGCGAAGCAGACGCTCAAGGGGAGCAACTACGTCGTAACCAAGGAAGTCTCGGGCGCGGCAAAAATCGATCTTCTCATGGCCCTCTTCAATGCGGCGATGCTGATGTTCTTGAACCCGGAAGCGAAAGGGCTTTCGGTCTACCGCGATCGCGGCCTTCTCGTGATGTGAATTAGGAGCGACCGTGGGTCTTTGGTCCAAATTGTTCGGCAGGGCATCCGCTCCGGCCGCGCAGCCGCAGGCTGCCTATCAGGACAAGGGCGGTGGCGTCGTCATCTCGACGACGCAGCAGCTCGAAGAGGCAATCAGGGGCGGGAGCGTCACCGCCTCTGGCGTATCGGTGACGCCCGATCGGGCAATGCGGGTCGCGGCGGTTTATGCCTGTGTGCGCCTCCGTTCCGGCGTCGTGGCGAACATGCCGTTGCACATCAAGCGACGGATCAACGAGCGGACGCGCGAGGATGCGTCCGACGATCCGTTGTGGAAGATCTTCCGCCGTCGCCCGAACCGCTGGCAGACGCCGGCGCAGTTCAAGCGGATGATGCAGGCGCATCTGCTGTTGCGAGGCAACGCCTATGCGATGATCGTCGCTTCGCGCGGCAATGTCCTTGAGCTGATCCCGATGCATCCGGACCGGGTCAAGTGCACGCAGAACGATGACCTTTCGCTAATCTACGTCTACACGCGAAAGGATGGCCGGCCGGTTCCGCTCAGGCAGAGCGAGGTTTTCCACCTAGTGGGGCTCACGCTCGACGGCGTGCACGGCGTTTCGGTCATCGCCTATGCCCGCGAGACCATAGGCCTTTCCGTCTCGATGGAGAACCACGGGGCCTCGGTCTTCAAGAACGGAGCCCGCGCCAGCGTCGTACTGAGGCACCCGGGCAAGCTCGGCAAAGAAGGCCTCGAATTCCTCAGAGCCAGCCTCGACGACTATCGCGCCGGAGGTGAGAGCGAGGGCAAGGCGCTTATCCTCGAGGAGGGAATGGAGACGGAGGCGCTCTCCATGACTGCCGAGGATGCGCAGTGGATCGAGAGCCGGAAATTCTCGCGCACCGACATTGCCATGTTCTTCGGCGTGCCGCCGCACATGATCGGCGACACGGAGAAATCTTCCTCCTGGGGGACCGGCATCGAAGTACAGACGCAGGGCTTCGTCACCTTCAGCGCCGAAGATGATCTGACGATCTGGGAGGAGACGATCAATCGCGATCTGATCCCAGAAGAGAGCGACCTCTATGCGAAGTTCAATCGCGCCGCGCTGGTGCGGGGCGACATCAAAGCCCGCTGGGATGCTCATGTGAAAGCGCTGCAGTGGGGCGTTGCCAGCCCGAATGAAATCCGGGCGCTTGAAGACATGAACCCGCGCGAAGGCGGAGATGTCTATTACCCGCCGCCAAACACTGCCGGCGGCAAGGAAGATGGAGGTGGCGATGAGCCAGGCAAAACCACCGAAGATCGTTAGCACCGTTTCGCGGCCCACCGGCGCTCTCAAAGGTGGGGCATTAATCACTCGGCCAATCGGAGGTGCGGGCAAATGAGCTTGCGACAGCTGCCTGAAGCAAAGACGTTCCAGCGCCCGCAGAATTTCCAGTGGGATGCGCCGTCGGACGTGCTCGCCAAATGGGCTGAAGTGCCGATGGCGGCGGCTGACGACTCCGAGAATACGATCACGATGTTTGAGGTGATCGGCGAGGATTGGTGGACCGGCGGCGGCGTCACCGCCAAGCGCGTCTCGGCCGCGTTGCGCTCGATCGGCAACAAGGACGTGAAGGTCAAGATCAATTCACCGGGAGGCGACATGTTTGAGGGGATTGCGATCTACAATCTGCTCCGCAGCCATCCTGCCAAGGTTACCGTCGAGGTGCTCGGCTGGGCTGCTTCCGCTGCCTCGATCATCGCCATGGCCGGCGACGAAATTCGCATGGGCCTTGGCACCTTCATGATGGTGCACAATGCCTGGGGCGTTGTCGTCGGCAACCGCCATGACATGCGCGAAGCTGCTTCGCTGTTCGATGGCTTCGACAGCGCGATCGCTGACATCTACGAGGCGCGCACCGACATGAAGCGGAAGGACATCGAGAAGCTGATGGATGCGGAGACCTTCATGGGTCCCTCCGAGGCCGTCGAGAAGGGCTTCGCCGACGCGGTCGACAATGGCATCGAAGTGCCTTCTTCCGCCGATGCCAAGAACATGGATCGCGGGCTCATGGCCCGCCGCCAGACCGAGGCCGCGCTCGCACGCGCGGGCTTCTCCAGAGACAAGCGTTCCGAGCTTCTTTCCGAACTCGGCGCTGCAGCGGCCCCGCGTGATGCAAGCCGCAAACCCGCCGCGCGTGATGCAGGCATAGACCTGGCTGCCGTCCGGCAGCTGATCGAAACGATCCGAACCTGAGGACACTCACATGAAAACTCGAACTCTCGTGGCGGCACTCAGTGTCGCAGCGTTCGCCTGTGCCGTCATCGCATTCGCTGCTGTCGGTCCTGTTGATCTCCATGCATGGCTTCCGGCCGCCGACGCGCACGGAACGTCTCTCGCCATGACGATGATGGTGCCTGCCTTCAATCTCCGAGCTCGCGGCCTGGTGGGCGTGAGCGCCGAAGGCAACGCCACAGCAATCCTCGCCGAATTGAAGCAAACCTTCGAGGCCTTCAAGACGGAGCGCGAAGCGGAGCTGAAGGGCATCAATGCGAAGTTCGCTGACGTGGTTCAGACCGAGAAGGTCGACCGCATCAACTCGGAAGTCACCAAGCTCCAGAAGGCGCTCGACGATGTGAACGCGACGATGGCCGCGATCAGGATCGGCGGCGGCGCTGGCGATGCTCCCGATCCGGCGAAGGCTGAGCATGCAACGGCCTTCAACAAGTGGTTCCGGAAAGGCGATCGTGCCATCGACGCGGATCTGCGTGACCTCGAAGTCAAGGCCTCGCTCTCGACGCTTTCCGATCCGGACGGCGGCTACGTGGTGCCCGAGGAGATGTCGAACACGATCGATCGTGTTGTCGGCACGGTTTCGGCGATGCGCAGTCTCGCCACCGTCATGACTATCTCCACCGACACCTACAAGAAGCTCGTCAGCATGGGCGGGGCTGGCTCCGGCTGGGTCGGAGAGAAAGACTCCCGCCCTGAGACCGATACGCCGACGCTGCGCGAACTTATCTTCAATACGGGTGAGATTTATGCAAACCCGGCTGCCACCCAGACCTTGCTGGACGATGCTCGCGTTGACATTGGTGCATGGCTTGGAAACGAGTCGTCGATCGCGTTCGCCGAGCAGGAAGGCGTGTCCTACATCAGTGGCGACGGGAAGAACAAGCCGCGCGGCATCCTAGCCTACGACACGGTCGCGAATGCTTCCTACACCTGGGGCAAGCTCGGCTTCACCGTCACCGGTGCGGCCGCAGCGTTCGCCAGTACGAACCCGGCCGACGCTCTGATCTCGCTGTTCTACAGCCTGAAGCAGAGCTATCGGAATGGTGCGTCTTGGCTCACCTCCGACGCAGTTATGGAGACGATCCGCAAGTTCAAGGATGGCCAGGGCAATTACCTTTGGGCGCCGCCCTCCGGCCCGGCCAACGTCTCTACCATCCTTGGCAAGCCGGTCGCGACCGACGACAACATGCCGGCGCTTGGCGCCAATGCCTTCCCGGTCGCCTTCGGTGACTTCTCGCGCGGTTACCTGATCATCGATCGTTTCGGCATCCGCGTTCTGCGCGATCCGTACACCAACAAGCCGTACGTGCACTTTTACACCACAAAGCGCGTCGGCGGCGGTGTGCAGAACTTCGAGGCGATCAAGCTCCTCAAGTGCTCGGTCTGACGGACTGACGTTGCCGTGACGGCGGCCATCGTTGCCGCCGTCATCTCACCTCCAATTCTTCGAAGAAGGATCGATCGAGATGAAGGACATTCACTCGGACATCACGGTGGTCTCGGCCATCGGCGCCGCCGTTCTTACGGCGGACAATACCCCGGCGGCAATCGACCTGCGCGGCTACAACGCAGCCGAAATCGTGCTGGTCATCGGCATCGGCGGCATCACGTTCGATGCGACGAACAAGATCGAGTTCAAGCTCACGCATTCCGACGATGATTCGACCTATACCGCGGTTGAAGCGAAGGACGTGCTCGGCGTCACTTCCGTCGGCTCTGGCGGCATTATCAAGGCGCTGATTGCGGCGCACGCCGCCGCGGCGGCCTATCGCTTCGGATACGTCGGCGGCAAGCGGTATCTGAAGATCCTTGCCGACTTCTCCGGTACCCACGGTACCGGCACGCCGATCGCTGCCCTTGTGCTCAAGGGGTACGGCTACAACCAGCCCGAGGCGAACCAGGCTTAAAGCCCCCGAGTGCAAACATTTGGCGGGGCGATGATCCGCCCCGCCATAGGACGCGAGGAGTGATGACATGACAGTTCGCATCGAGCGGATATTGACCGAAGCCGAGCGCCTCGCGATGAAAGATGAGGCTTTGGCTAAGGGCTGGTATCGAAACGATCGCCGCATGTTCACGCCCGGCATGGCGTGGTTTATGCCGTGGTATTTCGATCCGACAGGAGAGCGTGAGCGGACGGGGGAGCACGTCATGTACACGCTGGATCAGCGCGGCAAACTCGGCTTTCTTTCCGAGCATTATTGGAATGACTGGTCGCACAAACGCGCACCGATCTGCGTCGTCTGCCCGAATGGTGAGGTCTGGGAAATCGATCGGAAGTCCTCGAATGGCTCGGGGTGGGTGGTCACTGGTGATCTTCCGAACATCACCTGTTCTCCCTCGATTGTTGTCGAAGGCTATCACGGCTTCCTGAGAGAAGGGCAGTTTACGCCCGACGTGGATGGGCGCCCGCCGAACGGCATTGCGCGTCCCATAGCCGAGCGACCTGTGAAGGCGAGAGCCTAAAACCACCCCGCGAACAACAAGACGGTTCGTGTGCGCTTTGATCGTCAAAGGAGAATTATAATGAAAGCGAAAGTCGTGAAGGCATTTCCGGGCCGGCCCGATAACGAGGTCCTGACCCGCACAATCGAAGTCGGCGAAGTTCTCGACGGCGACCTTGCTGCGGTCGCGCTTCGGGAAAAGTGGGCGCAGCCATATCGAGATCCGGCTGAAATCGAGGCCGAGAGGCAGGCTGCGGAAGAAGCTGCCGCCAAGGCAAAGGCTGAGGCCGAGAAACAAGCGGCCGAGGAAGCCGCCGCCAGGGCAAAGGCTGAGGCCGAGGCTGAAAAGCAAGCTGCCGAAGAGGCTGCTGCCAAGGCGAGGGCTGAAGCCGAGAGGCAGGCTGCGGAAGAAGCTGCCGCCAAAGCGAAGGCTGAAGCCGAGCAGAAGGCCGCCGAGGAATCTGCCGCCAAGGCGAAGGCTCAGACTGAGAAGAACTCGAACAAGTAAGAGCGAAATCAGTCCATGCTCCGCCCCATCCGAATCTCGCCGCCTGCCGCGAAGCCTGTTTCCCTTGAAGAGGCGCGCTTGCACTGCAGGCTCGATGCCGGCGACGACGATGCCGTTGTCACGGCATTGATCGACGCGGCTATCTCCCATCTCGACGGATGGTCGGGCGTGTTGGGGCGGTGCCTGATCAATCAGGGCTGGCGGATGAGTCTCTCGGACTGGCCGGCATGCCGATTTATCCGGCTGCCTTTTCCAGACGTGTCCGCCGCCACCGTCAAGTATTACGACCCCGACAATGCAGAGCAGGCCGTTTCCATGTCGTTCGTCACGCGGCTTGAAGATGAGCGTGGGACACTCATCAGGTTTAGCGACGAGTTCGCCTTCCCGAGTGTCTTCGATGATCGCGGCGACAGCGTGCAAGTGGAATTCACGGCGGGCTATGGTGCCAATTCCACTGACGTGCCGCAGGCGATCCGCACGGCGATCCTTCTCATGGTCGCCCATTGGTACAACAACCGCGAGGCCTCGATCGCCGGCCAGCAATCTGAAATTCCCTTCGGCGCATCTGCATTGATCGCGCCGTTCCGGCGCGTAGGCGTCTAACCTTCCCAACTGGAGAAAAATCCCATGCTTACCGCGGATATCCTCGCGCGCATCACCGCGACCCAGACAGGCAGCAATGACTTTGGCGGACCGGAGTTCGAGCCGAAGATCGAGAAGCTGATTGCGCTGACGAATGGCACGGCGCTCAACCAGGCTGACATCCTTTGGGCTGATCAGCGGACAGTCGCTTCCGGTGCTACCGATGCGATCGACCTCGCCGGCGTGCTGACGAGTGCTTTCGGTGCGACGATCACGGCGGCCGAGCTGGTGGCGGTGTTGATCGTCAACCAGGCGAAGGACGGCACGGCCAACACGACGGCGCTGACGATCGGCGGCGGCACTAATCCTGTCATTGCCAATGCGCTCCCCGCGTTGCAGCCTGGTGGCGTCGTGCTTCTTGCCGCTGGTCACGCGTCCGGGCTCGGTGCGGTCACTGCCGGTACCGGCGACACGCTCAACGTCGTCAATGCTTCGGGCGCTGCTGCGACCTATCAGATCCTGATCCTCGCGCGGTCGGCATAATTCATGACCGGTGCTGGCAAGCTGGACCGGCGCCTCCGCTTTGAGGCGCGGCAGGAGATCGACGACGGTCACGGCAGCCCCGTGGCCGGCGATTGGCTGCCGCGCTTCACGGTTTGGGGGAAGCGTCAGTTCCTGCGCGGCGGAGAGACGGTGCTCGCGGCGCGGCTGGAAAGCCGGCAGCCGGCGATATTGACGATCCGCGACAGCCGCCAGGCGCGGGAAATCACGGCAGATTGGCGCGTCGTCGATACCGGCGACAAGCGCATCTACAACATCCGTGAAAACCCGAAGCTGAGCGACAATCGCGGATTTCTGGAGATGCTGGTCGAGGCTGGGGTGGCAACTTGATGGTTGAAGGTCTCGACTCTCTCAAGCGGAAGCTGACCCTCGCGATACCCTATCGCGTGCGCCAGCGGACGCGCGCGGCGATGGAGAAGGGCGCCGGCGAGATCGTCGCCATGGCGAAGTCGCTGGCACCCGTGCTGAGCGAGCATGATCCGAGGCGAAAGGCGGGGGCCCTGCGCGACAGTATCGGCTGGACATGGGGCGATGCGCCGAAAGGATCGATCGTGCTTGCGCAATCGGCATCCGTCGACGGCGAGCGGATCACCATCTATGCCGGCGACAGCGAGGCTTTCTACGCGCGGTGGGTTGAGTTCGGAACGCAGAAGATGCCGGCCATCCCTTTCTTCTTTCCGAGCTACCGCACCCTTCGGAAGCGAGTGAAGGGGCGCATCACGCGGGAAATGAAGAAGGCGATCCGTGAGGGCGCGAAATGAGTTCGTCGGTTGAGCTGCAGGACCTCTACCTCAACACCTTGCGCGAAAACTCCTCGATCACGGCGCTGGTGGCGGGGATTTACGATCGGGTGCCTAAGAGCCCTTACGGCAACAAGACCGCCTATATCTCATTCGGTTCTGACGACAGCACCGAAGATGATGCCGAGTGCATCACCGGTCGCGAGGTCACCACGCAGATCGATGTCTGGTCGACCGCGCCAGGCAAGACAGAGTGCAAGACGATCGTCGACCTGGTGCGCAGGGCCCTGCATCGGCAGCCGTTGACGCTCACGGAGAATGCGCTAGTGGATATTTGGGTCACGCTGGTGCGCGTGCTGCCGGACCCGGATGGGCTGACCACGCATGGCGTCGTGCAGGTGACGGCGATGGTTGAGGAGCCGACCTGATGGCGTGGGCGGTCTTTCATGACGAATTCCGTTGGGACCGGCCGAAATCGGCGGTTTCCTTCTGGATCAAGCCAAAAGCGGAGCAGCAGTGCTATCCGCGCGATGTGATCGATGCGGCAATCGCCGTCGGTAAGGCGGCGGAGCACCGTAGCCCGACCGCAACACAGAAACGCACCCTGAAGGCGCGTCGGGCGAAATAGCCCAATCCTGAAAACCGCAACCGCTTTCGGCTGCCCTTGGGCGGCCTCTTTGCCCATGGAGAGAGCAGATGGTTAAGCCTGTTACTGAGAAATTTGAGGAACTTGTCCTCGACGTCGAATTTGATCCGGTCGGAAGTCCGGGTGTCTATACCCGCATTTGCGGCATTCTTGACGCCACGGTGACGCGGACTGCCAACGTCGACACATCGGAGGTTCCGGGAGATTGCGACGATGAATCCGTTCCCGTCAGCGTGGAAAGACAGGTCCGCTCCATCGAGGTGACGGTTTCTGGGACGGGTGTGTGGGCTCAACAAAGCCAGGGCAAGCTCAAAAATTGGTTCTACTCGGCCGCGACGCTCAACACCCGGGTCAGGGACACGAATGCGGCCTCTGGCGACACCGAGGTTGAGAGCGGTCCTGCTTTGCTCACAGGCCTGACAACGGGGCGCACGAAGGGGCAGAAGGTTTCGGCGGAGATTGAGATCCAGTTCGACGGCACGCCGACCCGGACGGCAGCCGCCTGATGCGTGGTGTCGAACTGACATGGGCCGGCGGTGAGCATGAATTCGTGCTCACCATCGATCTCCTGAGGGCCTTGCAGGACAAATGCGATGCCGGGCCGCCTTTCGTGCTCCAGCGGCTATCGTCGCATCGCTGGCTTGTGGATGACGTGATCCAGCCGATCCGGCTTGGTCTCGAAGGCGGCGGCCTCGAAAAAGAGGAAGCGCGCAAGCTGGTCAAAAAGCACGTCGAGGACCGGCCGCTTACCTTCTCCGTGATGACGGCCCGGGCGGTACTCATAGCTGCTCTGTATGGCAACGAGGATGACGTACCGGGGGAAGCTGTAGCGGGAGAGGGAAGCCCGAGCGAAACCCTCTCCCGCGTGGAAAATGGCGCTTCTCCGGCTTCTACAAATGGGCTGGCATCCTTCACCGAGACATCGGGCGAATGACGCTTTGGGAGTTCTCCTGCGGGGCGGAGGGCTTTGCAGAAGCGAATGGTGCAAAGCCAAAGGGCGGTGGCGAGATCTCCGACGATCGCCTGGCAGAACTGGGTATTGAGGGCTTCTGATGGCAACCGATGTCGAGCGGCTGGTGGTCGCGCTGGAGGCGCGCACCAAGGCTTTCGAGAATGCGCTCAATCGCGCCAACGGCGTTGCCAACCGGCAGGCGCGTGCGATCGAGAAGCGGTTCGCATCGCTCAACAAGAGCGTTTCGGCTGACTTCGCAGGCCTTGGGCGCGGCCTCGTTGCCGGATTTGCCGGCGGCGCGGTTGCGCGCGAGCTCGTGCGCCTGTCGGAGTCCGCGACCCGGATCGACAATTCGCTGAAGGTCGCCGGGCTCTCCGGTGCGGAGCTAGAGCGCGTCTATCAGGGGCTGGCGAAGGCGGCGAAGGAAAACGGCGCGCCGATCGAGACGCTGGCCGCGCTCTACGGCAAGGCTGCCCAGGCGCAGAAAGAGCTTGGCGTTTCCACCGAAGAGCTGCTTGGCTTTACGAACAATGTGGCGCTGGCGCTGCGCGTTGCCGGGACCGATGCGCAAACGGCTAGTGGCGCGTTGCTGCAGCTCGGGCAGGCCCTCGGCAGTGGCAAAGTGCAGGCGGAGGAGTTCAACTCCATCCTCGAAGGCGCGCCGACGATCGCCCAGGCGGTGGCAGTCGGGCTGCAGGAAGCCGGCGGTTCGGTTTCCCAGCTGAAGCAACTGATCGTTGATGGGCAGATTTCGTCGGAGGCGTTCTTTCGCGCCTTCGAGGCGGGCTCCGTCATCCTCGAGGAGAAGGCGGCAAACGCGACCTTCACGGTCGCGCAGGCCACGACCAATCTTTGGAACTCGCTCACCGACGTCGTGCGCGAGTTCAACAATTCCACCGGCGCCGGCGAGAGGTTTGCGCAGGGCATCAACAACGTCGCCAGTGCCGTCGATAATTTCGACGTTTCCGGTCTTATCCAGAAGATCAGGGATGCCGACACGGCGTTCAGGGATTTCCTCGCCAACGACGAAACCTTGAATGCGGTTCTGGATACTCTGAACAGGCTCTCCGGAACGACGAATGCCGCCGGGAATGTCATCAACGTCGACAAGGAAAAGGCAGAAGATGACGTTGCCTCGCTGGAGCGCGAGGTCCAGCTGCTTCAGGAACGGATCAAGCTCAACACGACGCTTGGGTTCGATAACAGCGAGGCGATCGCGCGCCTCAACGAGGTGCAGGCGAAGCTTGCCGAAGTCAGGGCCGCGGCTGCTGCCATGCCTGATACCGTCGAGGGCTATCGCGTCGGCGAGAGTGGAATCGAGGCGGTGCCCGAAGCTGGCGCAACGTCTCTCGGCGGCCCCAGGACGCGAGGTGGCAAGCGCAAAGCCAAGGCGGTCGAAACTGTGTCCGTCGCCGATTTCAAGCCACCGCCATCCAGCGGCGGTGGCGGCGGCCGTCGAAGAGGTGGTGGCGGCGGTGGCGGATCGGGCGAGAATGAGTTTCAGCGCGAGATCGAGCAGATCAAAGAACGTACGGCCGCCGTTCAGGCGGAAACGGCCGCTATGTCGCAGGTTAATCCGCTTCTTGACGATTACGGGTATGCGATCGAGTTCGCTCGATCGAAGCAGGATCTGTTGACCGCTGCGCAAGAGGCCGGCCTGAAGGTAACGCCGGAGCTCGAGGCGCAGATCACGCAACTGGCGACCGGTTATGCGAATGCGTCAGCGTCGGCCGATCGGCTGGCGCAAAGTCAGGATCAGGCCCGACAGGCGGCGGACTTCCTGGGTGATGCTGCCTTCGATGCCTTCTCCGATCTCATTCCCCAGATTGAGACCGGCAACAAAGCGCTCGACAAGTTCCTGAACACGCTGATCGAGGCGGTCGCGCAGTCCCTTCTTCTCGGCAAAGGGCCCTTGGCCGGTCTCGGCGGCGGTGGCGGAGGTGGCGGACTGTTCGGCGGGCTATTTTCGCTCTTCGGTTTCGCAAAGGGCGGGATAGCTGCCAACGGACTGCCGCGATCGCTTCCGCGCTTCGCCAACGGCGGCATTTCCCGATCGGCGGCAATCTTTGGGGAAGCTGGGCCGGAGGCGGCGGTTCCTCTGCCTGATGGCCGGCGTATCCCGGTCGATCTTCGCGTGCCGTCGGTGTCCAAAGCCGGGGCGACAAACGAAACGATCACGATCAATCTCTCGGCCGACCCATCGGTCATCGCCGAAGTTGCGGACCAGCGCATCGAGACGGCGAGCGGCACGATCGTGCAGATCGCTGTCGCGGAATCGAACCGGCAGGTGATGCCGACAGTCGCCAAGTATCAACAGAATACGGCAGGCGGGGACTATCGCAATGGCTGACATCATCACCTGGCCAATCTGTGTTCTGCGGCCGCAGCAGTCTGCTGCCAATCTCGTGCCTTTTAACCGCTCGGGTGGCCGATCGCTTGGCGGCCTCGAACCAACCACTCGCACGGATCTCGGCTTCTGGGCGATCGACTACGGGAATGTTGTCATGCAGAACCGCCGGCGCGAGCAGTGGCAGACGTGGCAGGCGATCCGGCAGAAGCTCGGCGGCAGGACGGGACTGATCGCCGTTCCGGTGCGCGTATCGCTCTCGGCGCCCTATGCCTCCGGCGAGTTCGAGCCGTTCATCACCGTGCCGCACGACGACGACGCGCCCTTCGACGACGACAGCGAATATGAGCAGGGTGCGATCTCGATCGTCACGGACGGCGTCACGCCGCTCGGGGCGACGACGATCCGGCTCCGGATCATCAATGCCGCGGCAAACCTCGTCGGCGTGCGCTTCTCGTATGAGCATGCGTTCTACGAGACCGGACCGGTGATCTCGATCGACGGCGACATCTGGACGCTTCCGATCTCGCCTTCGGTTCGGGCGCTGATCCCCGCCGGCGCGGATTTGGAGTTTGATAGGCCGACTTGCCTTTGCCGGCTGGCCGATGATCGTGGCATGGACGTCAATCAAGATGCTGTCGGTAAGACGGCATTTCCGCCCGTCTCCTTTGTCGAGGCGGTCGATTACTGGAATTCGCTGGTGGCGTGATGGCGATCAAATCTCTGCGCATCCTGGCTCAGCTCGATTTCCCGTCCAAGACGGTTCGCCTTTGGGATGGTTCGGGCGGCCCGTTCGTCGACGGCGACGGGAACATCTGGCGGTCCTGCGTGCTGACGGATTCGGCGCTCGACCAGATCGAGTTGGCGATCAATGCCGAGGCCTTCACCCTGCCGTTGACGCTTTCGGGGATCGACCAGGTGGTGGCGGCGACGATCTGGGAAGACTACCAGGCCGGCGAGATCGTCGGATCGCGCGTGCGCATCCTCATTCAGGACTGCGACGAATACGATCAGCCGGTCGGGACGGCCGATGTGAAGTTCACGGGCACGATCGACAACGTCCTGTTCGACGATGCCGGCTCGGGCGACCAGATACTCTCGACGATCACGGTCGAGGTGACGAACCGCTTCACACTGAGAACGCTCACGAACGGGGCCGTGCTTTCCGATGTCGACCAGAAGGCGCGATCGGCGCTGCTCAATCCGAGCGCTCCGGCGGACCGGTTCTGCGAGCGGCTGCCGGAGCTGATCGACAAGACGATCCGCTGGCCGAACTGGTGAGCGTCATGGAACGCACGCTTGCCGAGTTCATCGGCGCCTACCGCGAAAAATCATGGCGGCCGGGGGAAGTGGATTGCTGCCTTTTCCTCGCCGCCTGGGCAATCTGGCTTGGACATAGCGACCCGGCACAGCATCTGCGCGGCACCTACGACAGCGAAGATGGCTTCCGCGCCATCATAGAGCGGGCAGGGAGCGTATCGGCGCTGGTGGGCTCCTGTGTCGCCGTGATCGGCGGAAAGAACGTGCAGCGGCCGGCATGTGGCGCGTTCGGCGTGATCGGAAGCGCCGGCAACATTTATAGGCAGTTCGGCGCCATCCACGACGGCAAGCGTTGGAACGTGCGGTTCAAGAACGGCGTCGGCTTCATGGCTGCGGCGCCTCTCGCAATCTGGGTCATCTGAGGAATTCATGCCTGGCGTTATCGAGCTGACGGCGATCATCGTCTCGTCGATCGCGACGACGACTCTTGCCGCGAACCTGCTTTACCTTGGCACCTATGCGCTTGCCTATGCAGGCCTCGCTTTCGGTGCGCAGGCGCTGCAGGGGCTGTTCGTCTCAAAGCCGGCCGTGCCGAAGCCGGAAGACGGCAGCTATAACCTGAAACAGCCGGTGCCTTCGCTTTCATTCGTGCTCGGTCGGGCGAAGAAGGCGAGCGACTATGTGTTTCTCGGAGAGAAGAATGGCACGGCCTATCACATTCTCGTCTGGGCCTGCCATCGCATCGAAGGCTATGTGCAGCACTACTTGCACGACGAAGCGGTGACGCTCGATGGCAGCGGCTTTACGACCGCGCCGGCGCATTTCGGCAACAAGGTACAGATCCTCTCGCGGCTCGGTCTCAATGCCGAGACGGCCTATGCCGACGTGGTGACGGCTTTCGCCGGCATCTGGACGAACAATCATCGCGGCGACGGGCTCGCCTCGGTGCGCATGTCGGCCGCGACGGTCAGCTCGGAAAACTACCTGAAGGTTTTTCCGAACCAGATGCCGCAGCACTCGGCAGTAGGCGACGGGATGCTTCTTTACGATCCGAGAAACGGCAACACCTCGTTTTCGAGGAACCTCGCGTTGATGCGGCTCTGGCACCTGTGCCATCCGGTAGGCGGCAAGCTCGGCCTCTCCGACATGTACTTGCCCGACTGGAGCAACGCCGCGAATGTCTGCGGCGAGAACGTCACGAACCGCGATGGCGGGACAGAGAAGCGTTATTACGGCGGATTCTGGTTTCGGGCCGAGAATGATCCCGTGCAGGTGGGGCGATTGATGGATGAGGCGGCCGAGCTCGTCATCTTCGAGCGGCCGGATGGGCTAATCGGCGTGCATGGCGGCGAGTTCGTCGAGCCTGATATCCGGCTCACCGCTGCCGACATCAAGCGAGTGGCGCACGATACGAACCAGCGGCGCTCCTCGACCGTACTGGCCGTGCGCGGACGCTGGACGGACCCTGCGAACCGCTACAACACGGTCGACGCGGCGATCTATGGCGATCCCTATGTAGGTGAGGATACCGAGCGGACGGCAACGGTGGATAACCAGGCAATCCAGAGCCACAACCACGTAGCCCGGCTGCAGAAGCTGAAATACATCCGCAAGAACGCGCCGCGCGTGACCATCGTCGCGGATTACCAGGCGGCGAAGAACGTGCCCTATCGACGCTTCGTGCGCGTGCACCTGCCGCCGCGGCTGACGGAAGTGATCGTCGAAATCACCTCGACGCCGAAGCTCTCGCTGCGCAATCTCACGGTCGAGTTCTCCGGCATCGTCGTTCCGAGCGATCTCTACGCCTTCAACGCGGCGACGGAAGAGGGCGAGCCAGGCGCGAGCGTCACTCCATTGCCTCCAGGCGGCGTTCCATCGCCGGTCAACTTCGACGTGGCGATTGACACGGAAGTGATCACCGGCGGGCAGACGGCAGCCTTCGGTCAAGCGTCGTGGGATTTCATGTCGGATGCGCTGCTATACGAACTTGAGTGGCAGCCGACATCGGAGATCGAACCGGCGCGATCGGCGATGTCGAAGACCGGCGAAACGGAGGTGCGCTCCGGCTATCTCTCTGATGGCGTGGAATACAAGTTCCGCCTGCGCGCCTGGTCGAACGGGGCAAGCTCCGACTGGACGGCTTACGAGATCCGCACCGCGACGGCCGATCCGGTCGCGCCAGGCTCGGTGACCGGTGCATCCCTGACCGGTGGCGTGGGGCAGGTGGAGTTTGACTGGACAGCGCCGAACAGCGCCAACTACTTCGCCTCGAGGCTCTACCTCAACACATCGAACAGCTTTGTCGGTGCAACGCTCGTCGCCACCGAATACGGCGCGGCGGCCGCCAACGACGCCCGCACGGTGACCGGTCTCTCGGCCGGCAGCTATTACGGCTTCATCGTAGCCATCAACGCATCCGGCGTGCCGGCGACAGAAGTCGCCACCGGCTCCGCCGTGGTCACCTGACCGACTGATCCTCAATCACTTTTGAATCCTGCCTCTGGCGATTGCCGGAGCGCCTTCGCATGGGGAGTTTCATGGCCGACACGGCAGAACTGGTTTACCGCGATTTTGTGACTGATGGCGTTCCTTCCTCCGGAGCGAGCAAGCCGAAGAAGGCGGAAATTCGCAAGCTACTGACCGGATACGAGACGATCATCAACGCCTTCACCTCGAATGGCGGACTGGTTTACACGCTTCGCGCCAGCCTTGATGCCCAGCTTAACCGCCCGGTTGCGACTATGGCGTGGGTCATTGGCGACCCGGTGGTAGCGAACAACGGCATCTATCAGAAAATTGGCGTCGAGGGCACCGGCTCGTGGAATCGCGTCGCTGATCTGCCGTTCTCGTTCATCATCGCATCGGACGCAGGTGCCGGTACAGCCAACGCGATTGTCGCCACCACAAGCATTCCGGTTAGTTCGTCCGCACTTGTTTGGATGAACATTTTCGAAGCCAACACCGCAAGCCCGGTAACGGTCAGCTTCAACGGCGGCTCCGCGCTCACGATCAAGACGAACAGCGGCAATGACGTTGTCGTTGGCGGCCTAACCGCCGGCATGATCGTTATGGGCATTGTTTCGGGGTCGACGTTCCGCCTAGTGAGCGATCAGGCGAGCTCCGCTGTTCTTGCTGCTTGCGAGGCCGCAAAGACTGCTGCAGAAGCTGCGGCTGCGAGCGTCAACATCAAGAACGTTGCGACGCGGACGGCGCTGAAGGCACTCAACACCGCCGTCACGACGCTCGCCTTCCTGGGTGAGGCGGGTCGCGGGGGCTTGTTCAAGTGGACCCCCGGAGATTTCTCTGCGCAGATCACTGCGGACACGCAAGAGGGAATCTACGCCAAGGCTGACGCCGTCGCGTCGACTGCTGGAGCGTGGGTGCGCCAGTACGATGGCCCTGTGAACGTCCAGTGGTACGGCGCGGTCGGCGACGGGACAACCGACGACACCGCCGCATTCATTGCGGCCGGCGCAACAAACCACCTTGTTGTTATTCCGAAGACAGTCGGCGGCTACAGGGTCAACGGCACGATACCGACGAATTGCCGTTTCGTCGGCATTGGCGATCCCGTCATTCACCTCACAAACGACGGCGGCACAGAGCGCGGGTTTGACCTCAAGTCGAATGCGTCTCTCGAAAATCTGACGATCAGCCGCGGCGTAACGGCTAGCGCTGCATCGGGCGAATTCAACAATGCGTTTGTAGTCGGAAGATATTACAATCCGACCGGAGAACTGACGCGCAATGTCACGGTGCGCAATGTTAACCTGATCGGCATCGATGGAGGCGTGGGTCGGCGCAGCATTTCCGGCATTTACGGCAACGTCTGCGATAGCACGTTCGAGAACATCACGATCACCGGGTGGGTTTCCTACGGCATCATGGTGCATTGGGGCGGCGCGTTCGATGAGGGTACGCCAGACACTTCCACGGTCACAGCGTCCTGGCACCCGCGCCGGCTGACGTTCCGCAATATCCGCATGCACAGCCCGCAACCTGACGCGGCGCTGGGTACGCTCTACCTGTCGGCGACGCACGACATCATCGTTGACGGCCTCTCGGCCGATGGCATCCGCACGCCGCTGACGATCGCCCCCGGCGATGTGGGCGGCAGCGTCGCCCAGGGCGAAAGCGTCGGCCGCGTGATGCAGAACATCGACATTCGAAACGTGGACATTCAGAACTACGAAACAGTCGGCGTTCTCATGTCGGGGGCTTCAGGCACTCGATCCGGCTCGTATTGGCTCGGCATCAACTATCCGATGTCGATCCGCCTGGAGAACGTCACGATCAAGCGCGGCGCACTCAGTGCAAGCGCTCGCGCCATTGACGCGCGATTGCTCGCGAACCTGACTATCGACGGGTACGACATCGGCCACGGTTCCGGCGCGGCAGACACGATCTATACGCCCGGCGTGTTCATTCAGGCGTGCATGCGCGTCAAACTGCGCGGCAAGTCCAAGGTGCCGATGGCCTGGGAAGTCGTAGGATCGGTCGATGTCGAAGTGGACAGCTACGACGTATGCTTGCGCACCGACTATAACACTTCGGCCGTTGGCGGTAGGCTCACGGCAGAGGCGGGCGCTACAACGCTCGGCGCGGCGCTCTCTGTCGGCGCGAGCACGGTCACGCTGGGATCGCTTCCGTTCGACATTGTTGCCGGGTCGCCGATCGCTGTAGGCGGGGGATACGTCATCGCCAAAGAGGCGGCGATAACGTCGGCCTCGGCGATCGTTGTGCCGATCTACACAAGCACTGTCTCAGCGGCCAGCGGCGCGGCGGCGACGGTGCGCAAGGCGATGAAGCGGTTCAGGCTGCGCGGCTATACCGAGGGCTTTTATTACGGCTTGCACATCGTCAACACGAATAGCGGTTTCTCTGAGGATATCGATGTCAGCGGGCATTTCTACCGCAACGGGCTGCATGACATCTATGCACGCGGAACCCGCAACCTGCGCGCCCATGAATGCATCTTTGAAGAATGCAATCAGGTAAACGACACTTCCGGGAACAACATTCGCCAGATTGACACCTGCGTCGGGACAGTCATTAGCGATTGTTCTTTCGAGGACAATCTTGCCGGCACGACGCTGTGCTATCACAACGTCTACCTGTTCGGAAACTCTGAAGGTGCAGTGCTCAAAGGCAACAAGTTCTACCGGGCAGTAACTTCGGCGATCAACTATTTCCTCCCGACAGGCACGCAGATGTGGGCGGACCTTGCGAGCAACTATTTTGCATCTACGCTCGCCGCCCGCATCAGCGGCACGTCGATCGCCAAGACGGCGGCGATCGGCCAGCGCGTCATCGGCTACGGCACGGCTATCCCGACATCCGGCACTTGGACAAGGGGCGATATCATTTTCAACGAAAGCGCGGCGGCAAGCGCTGGGCTCGGCTGGATTTGCGTCACGTCTGGCGCACCGGGAACGTGGAAGTCGATCGGCACGATTGCCGCCTAAGGCAAGTTAATCCCCCAGGCGCGAGCATATAAAACTATCCATCGCGTCGGATTCCCTCAGAGCATCGAGGTGCTCTTCTTCAAGGCTGTCGTCGCCTTCATCTGGGTCGAACGGCGTGTTCTGATACTCGCCCATAGAAAAACTGGGAGGCAGAAGCTCTTTCTCTGCCTCTTCTATAGGCGGCAGCAGTGGGGGCTCGCGGCCGTCGGCGGCCTCTTCCCATCGGATGTGGTTAAGGTAGCTGTCGAGAGTATCGATCGCGCTCTCTTCATCTCCGTCAGCCGTCTCTATAGGGGCGTGTTCGCGCATATATCTGACCGGCGCAGTTCTCGCGGTGGTTGTCAGCGGTGCACGCCTGTATCTTGCATTTGACATTAATGGGTATCCTTGGTTTAACCCGCCACTCCGGAAACTGGAAGCGATCGGGGTCGAAGTGCCGAAGGCTTTTTCACAAGTCGTTGCCCTTGCCAAGGGCCTTTCCAAACTGGCGGGAAGCCACTCCAAGAAGAAGGCAGCGCCGAAAAAGCGGGGATTGGCCTACCCATACCGTGTCGTTCCTCATGACGAGGTGTTCGCTGAAGAGAACATCCTGAGGCAAACCAAGTTTGTCGGAAAAAACTGGCACGTCAGCCAGGGCGCTGATGGTCTTCCAATCATGCTGATGATGGGCTTCAATCACTGGAAGTTCGGTTTCGTTAGCGACTACGTGTCTGGCTACCGCACTGCTTTCCTACCGAGAAAGATGGACCCCATCAGCGCGGCCAGGTTGCTCTGGAGTAGCCGAGAATTGTCGCGAGATCTGATGATCTGGGGCTATAACGATGCAAGCCTATGGTTGACGCGCCTAGCCAAAAGGCTCGGATACAACGTCTACCGGATGGAAGACGGCTTTGTGCGATCGGTCGAGCTCGGCGCGAACCATTCGACTCCCTATTCGCTGGTGGTGGACAACAAGGGTCTTTATTTCAACCCGCGCGAGCCATCCGAGCTGGAAGATATCCTTAATTCTGATCCGCGACTTCATGATCCGGAGTTCCTGGGGCGGGCAAGGAAGCATCTCGATTTCATCCTTGAAACCAACCTGACCAAGTACAACGGCTTGCGCGGGGCTGCCGAGGAGTTTCTCTCGATCCGGCGCAGAGAGGTTGTGCTTGTTATCGGCCAAGTGCCGGGCGACGCTTCAATCGTGTATGGCAACCCTGATCGTTGGACCTCGGAATCCCTGGTGGCGCTGGCGAGAAGCGAAAACCCGGGATGCGATATCATTTATCGCCCTCATCCTGATGTTTATAATAAGCCGCATCTATACAAAGAGCGTCGTGGCGTCATCGCCAAAATGGCGACTATCGTGCCGCCGACGGTAGGTCTCCTCGATCTGCTGAAGTCTGTGAAGCGCGTGTACACGATTTCCTCGCTGGTCGGGATGGAAGCCGTTATGCGCGACATCCCGGTGACCACAGTCGGGCTTCCTTTCTATGCCGGATGGGGCGTCACCGACGACCAGTGCTCGGAGCGGAGAGGAGGGGCGGCTTATCGGCGTCGACGCGCCAAGCTGAGCTCCCTGCAACTCTTTGCCGGCACATATCTTCTCTACGCGAAATATCTCGCCAGCCCAGATGGTGACGAGGGGCTGACAGCGGCGTGCATGAAAATCATCGGGGAACGTCAGTTGCGCCGGCCGCCACTGACGATTCCGAAGGGACAGAAGGACAGGGAAGATCTTCTGCGGAAAGTAGCCAAGTCGGACGACTGGCCGATGGCTCTAAGCCACGAAGTGTTGCCGAAATTGACCGCGCGCGACATCCTTGTGGTGGTGCGGAATCTGAATCTTCACGTCATCCTCGCCGACAACTCGGCGAGAGTATACCAGGTGGCGTTCATCTGCCGCGTGCTCGGCCTGTTGTCCAACTGGGACGAGATATCCGAATTCCTGCGCAAGGTCCGCGTGGTGGTGCCGAGCGAAGTGTTCTCGTTCATTCTCAATATGGAGTGGGCGAGAAAATCTAGCGACAAGTTGCTGCAGCACTTCTCATGGCATCTCGAAGAAAATGAGGTGGATGAGGAAGCGTACGACCTTCTAAAGCACAGCTTATCCCTAAGCCGGGCGGCGGAGACTGGGGACGATGGACAGCCGAAATCGCACCGGATGAGCGATGGCGAAGCGTCCGCCCTGCTGACCCTCCTGCAGTTCGCTTTCCGCACTCGCAGGCTGAATGAAGTCATTGACGGGTGCTATCAGCTCTTGATCAGCAGCAACAAGTATCATGAAGAGGCCATTCAGCTGTTGGTCGGAGCAACGAACTTGAAGTTCGAGTTCTCGTCTTCCGTGCTACTCGCCGAGTTCGACTTCAAGGCCGGCGCTCCCAGGAATAAGGGAAGGAACCTGGCACGAATCGCAGAAGACATCCGGTTCGTGGAGCCGTTTGATCGTGAGAAGTTTCTGTGGGCTGCAATGGGGTCGGCTGTCGCTTCACCCGAAAGCCTTGGGAACACGATGATGCTGGCGGAGCGGCTGGAGGAGCAGTGCGGCGTCCACAATTTCGAGAAGATATTCTTCTCGATCATGTCTCTGGATAACGATGTAACGCTGGAAAAGGCGAAGGCCTGGATCACTCTTGAGCGTCCAGAAAAGGCGCTTCCTATTCTCCTCGAGCTAATCGAAACGAAGGGTGAGAGTCTGTCTCTGCTCGTGGCGTTGAGCCAGGCCTACTCGTATCAGGACGAATTCGAAGAGGCACGGGAGATCTGCATCCGCGCAATAGCGAGATACGAGCACGTGAATGCCTACCGCGAAGCGATGAGGGTCGCGGTTATATCCGGCGATCTCGCCTGGGGCGAAGAGCTGATCGAGGCCGCCAAGGAGCGGAAACTCGACGTTGGCGAAATGTCTCTTAGGAAGATCTTCAACGGGGCGAGAAGGATTCACGAGGCTCTTCTGTCGCAGCGCGATGTTTCGCCCCACAGGGATGTCCGCAAGAACTACCCCGAACATTACACCGACCCCGAAATTGTAGAGGACGATTTCAGTGCCGATGATGTGTTCTTCCTGAGCGTATTCGGACCAGGCGATGAAATCCGGGCAGCGCAAATCTATTCGGATATCGCCAAAGACCCACACTTTGGCCGCTTCTCGATCGCCTGCGATCCACGACTGCAATCGATCATGGAAAGATCATTCCCCGATCTGGATTTCGTGCCGGTTGCGCGCGTGCTCAGGCATGGGGTTTTGCGAGACATCAGCCGGTACTCGCAGCTTCCTGCATACGATCTACGCTACATCCTCGATAATGTCGGACACGAGCATCTGCTGAAAAGCGACCGCGCAATCATGACGGTCGACCTTTTGGCGAAATACCGTCGCGACTATCCGGATTTCCACGGCGAGAAGTATCTGACCGTGAACGCGGTCAGGGCCGACGGCTTCAGGCGTCGGTTGCCTCAGGACTGTGTGCTCGTCGGCATCAACTGGCGCAGCAGCGTTTCGACTTTCTCGCGAAACCTGCACTATCTAACGATCGAGGAGCTTGCCCCGATCTTCGAAATCGAGGGCGTGCAGTTCGTCAATCTGCAGTACGACGAGTGCAGCGAAGAGCTCGCATGGGTCGAAAAGAGGTTCCCAGGAAAGCTGGTCAACTTCTCCGACCTTGATCAATTCGACGATATCGATGGTGTGGCTGCGCTGATGTCCGAACTCGATCTCGTTGTCGCGCCAGCGACGACCGTGGCCGAACTTTCCGGCGCGTGCGGTGTGCCGACCTGGCTGCTGTCGAATACGGTCGAATTGGATGGCCGAAAGATCAGTGAAGGCAGCCTGGTCGACATCTGGCATAACAGCATGATCCACATCGAAGGCGATATTCGTGGGGATAAGAAGTCCCTCGTTGCCTCTCTCAACCGAGCACTGCTGGAGTTTGTGGGCAATCGGGAAGCCGTTGGCTTTGAAGATCTGGCTGAGGCCGGGTAAATTGCGCCAATCGCAAGACGATTAAAGACCCGCTTCGGCGGGTTTTTTATTGCCTATAGGGCAGAGACCTCCTCCCAATCAACAAAGGAAACAATCATGGACAAAACCGTGCCCCCCGGCGCGGCGATCCTGCTTGACTTCATCCGTGAAACGGAAGTCGGGCGGAAAGATCGCGCATCCTACGACGTGATCTACGGTCACAATCAGGACAAGCTGCCGCAGCCGCTCACAACGATGACCTATGGCGAGATCGTCGACGCGCAGAAGAGCTGGTCGAAGCGGTTCGGCTCCAGTGCGGCCGGTGCCTACCAGTTCATGAAGGCGACACTGCAGGATCTCGCGAGGGCGAACCTGAGCGAGATCAACGGGGCAGTGCTGTTCACGGCCGATCTGCAGGACCGGCTTGCTTACAAGCTCCTCGTGCGGCGTGGTTATCCGAAATTCATCACCGGCCAGATCAGCCTCGTCGAATTCGCCGAGAACCTGGCGAAGGAATGGGCCTCGTTTCCGGTGCTGGCGGATACGCAAGGGGCGACCCGGCAGATCAAGCGCGGCCAGTCCTATTACGTCGGCGACGGGGTGAACAAGGCACTCGTGAAGCCGCAGAAGGTCGAGGCGGTGCTGCGGCAGGTGCTGGAGGCGGCGCGGCGGCCGCACGAGGTCGAGGAAGAGCCTGAAGCCGCGCCGGTGCCTTTGCCCGTGCCAAAGCCCAAACCGAAGCCGGTGCGCAAATCCGGCCGGTTCTGGACGTGGTTGCTGACGGCCGGCGGGACGATCATCACAGCGCTGAAGGAACTGAACCTGGTGGCGCTCGACTGGCGGGTGCAGATCGCCATTCTCGTCACCATCGTCGGCTTCGCGATCTATGCGATCAGCTCCATGCCGGCCGTGCGCAATGCGCTGGGGCTGAAGTGATGGCGGCTGCGCTCTCAGGGAAACTGCGAAGCGTCGAAGGTGGGCGCATCATGTTCTGGTGCCCCGGATGCGATGGGGCTCACCAGGTGGGTGTTGGCGAAGGGCCCGGGCCGCGCTGGGGCTACAACGGCAATCCGGATGCACCCACGTTCACTCCCTCCGTCCTCGTCACCTACAACGGCGCTGACGCGGGCAAGGATGGGGCGCCGCCGGCCGTCTGCCATTCCTTCGTCACCGACGGGCGTATCCAGTTCCTCGGCGATTGCACGCACGCCCTCGCTGGCCAGACCGTTGACCTTCCCGACTTCGACGGAGGCGGCGATCCATGTTGACCCTCTGGCCGAAGATCATCGGTGGCTTGCTCGTGCTTGCCGCCGTCGCCTGGGCCGTTCTCCAGATCCGGGAGGATGGCGCCGAATCCGTCAAGCAAGCGATCGAAAGGCAGAACAATGAAGCGGCTTCTCAATCGGACGCTCGCCGCAGCGATTATGACCGTTGCCTCGATGGGGGCGGCGTGTGGGACTTCGGCGCCGGCAAGTGTCTCAGGGCTGCGCCGCGTCGTCGGAACTGACCTCATCGGCGCACGCGGGGCGACGCCGGCGGATCAGCGGAAAATAGACCGGACCGTCGTCGGCATCTGCGCCGCGGCGGTCTGGACGAAGGGGGAATGCTCTAGACACGGGGAAGGGCGGGAATGATCGATGCGAGCGTTCATCAGCAGCTCGGCACGCTGATAGCGGAAGTGAAGAACCTTCGGGAAGATTTCCGGAGGTCTGAAGACAAATCGGATGCCAGCCGCGCGTCGATCCATCGTCGCCTCGACGAGATGGTCGAGCGGGTCGGAACGCTCGAAGGCTCGACGTCGGCGATGCAGGGCGACATTGCCGAAATGAAGCCGGTCACCGACGATGTGCAGCGTTGGAAGATGATGGGCATCGGCGCTCTGACTGTGATCGGTATCGGCGGGGCGGCGGTCGGGGTGACCTTCGCTGATGCGATCAAGCGGCTTCTGTTGCTGGTGAGGTGAGGGCGCGATCGACAGCGCGAACAAGTCGCCAAGTTGGCGACTTGGCGGAGAATGAAAAGCCGCTCGGAGTCGCATCCGGGCGGCTTTCTTGTTTTGCTGCTTCACGCCGCGGCCAGCTGCGGCCAGGCGAACATGATCCCCTCGAGGAACTTCTGCCGGCGCTTCATCTCGGCGCCGTCGCCATAGCGCGGCCGGCCGAACTCGTGCCCCATCAGGTCGGCCTGCATGCGATCGGAGCAGCCGGCGTTCTCGATGCGGTCCTGGAAGCTGTGCCGCAGCGAATAGACGGTGTGATCGTCGGAGGGCATGAGGCCGTTGTTGCGCATCACCTTGTTGATCAGCGCCGAGGCCGAATCGGACTTGTCCTGGTACTTCTCGAAACCCTGCGGCCGCTGGCGCATCGCCCATAGCGACACGCCCACCAGCGGCACGCGGCGGATCGAATGCTCGGTTTTCTGCCGCCGATCGGTGCGTTCGGCAATTTCGATGTGCGGCACCTGGTCGCCGAGGCGAATGTCCTGCGGCCGGAGATTGCAGATCTCGCCGAGCCGCGCGCCGGTTTCGACCATCGCATAGACGATCAGGCGCGCATCCTCGTCGAGCATGTCCATCGCGCCTGGTGTCAGGATCTTGTCGCTGATCCACTGGAGCGGGAACGGCGGTCGGCTGCCGCCCTTCGTCGCGTTCGTTTCCTTGATCCGCGCCTTCTCCCAGGCGGTGTGATAGTGGGTGTGGAGAGCGTTATCGATCGGCGTGAGCATTCCCATGATGTCGCTGAAGGAGCGGTTGGCGGTATCGGCGGTCAGGCCCTCGCTGATGACCTTGCTCGTCCACCACTCCCGAAACTTCAACACGTCTGCCCGGGTGATAGCGGAGAGTTCGAGGTCGCCCATCACGTCGATCGCGTAGCGGATGGCGCGCTCGCGCGAGACCTTGTGCTTGCGCATCTGGTTCTTCGACATGCCGGTCAGGCCTGCGGCATTGTGCCGCTCATAGAGAGACCAGATGTTGCTCAGGCGGGGTGACGGCTCCTCGATCGTGCCGGCGATCGAGTCGACGACTATCTGCGATTTGTCCATGTTCTCTGAGATGACGGCCAGGCGCCGCTCGAGCTCGTCGAGGGGCAGGGCGGCGACCTCCTCGACCGGTCTGTAGGTAAATCCCATTGACTGCGCGACCTTCACGGCGGATTCGTATCGGGCGAAAGCGGCTTCGTTGTCATTGCCGACGAGCAGTGCTCGCCAGAATGTCTCGGCGGCATCGTGAACTGCCTGCGCCTTCTCTAGCGCCTCTTTCAGGCTCTTCGTCTTCAGTGACTGCTTGATGTGGACGCGCTTGTCGAGGTGGGCAACCTCGGTCGGGACGCGGCGATAATAGCGATAGATACCGCTTGCGGGGTGCTTCACCACATATCGCGATAAGTCGACGGACCTCAT